ATCTTTAATATGAGATATATTTGGACTGCGTGTAACGCAAAATAAGTACAGTGTACAATTTTATCTTTATGAATAAAATAAAATAAATTTAATTTATCTTTTATCATTATTTTTTTTTGCTAATCTTTCTTAATGTTTTAGCAAGCGAGGCTTGCTTGCGAGTGAGTGGGCTGTACTTGCCTGGATTTTTAGAAACTGCGGCTGCAAAGCCCGCTACAGATTTGCCAGCTTTTTTAGCTTTTGCGGTAAAAGCTCCAGGTCTTTTGATCGCACCCTGTATCCATTTCTTATCTTTTTTTGACGCCATCTTTAATTCTTTCGCCTGTTTTAAATTTTATATTATCAACAACAAATTGACCAGTAACGTGGTCCCTAATATGAGTATCAAGCTTTGCCTCTATATTAGAAACATCTTCATCAATATCCTTGATATCTTCTTTCAGGTCATCAAGTTTTTGTGCAACATAACCGTGGTCTCTAACATTTTCACGACGACCCTTCTCTATGAGAAGCATTAGAACTCCAAACGCGCCAGTAACAGCAGAAGCCCATACAATTTCCATTAGAGACCCAGTAATTCTTTTACTTTTGGACCAACAACTGAATCAGCAGCAAGTTTGTTTGCAACCTTGAATGCTTTTACAGCGGCATCTGTTGCTGCGTTTTTTTGTCCGTTAATTTCACCCTTATAAAATCCCTTAGCTTTCAAAGCCTCCTGAAGCTTACTCACATCATTACCCCCTGCTGTTGGAGCTGGTCCACTAACGGCTGGTGCTGTTACTCCATTTGCATCCATCCATGCTTTTACCGATGGAGGTGGGTTATCACCACACACATAGCGCAAATGCCAGGGTTCGCTTGGAACTACTTCCCATGAAAATCCAAACTCCTTAACGTTTGCAATCAACCAGTTAAGGCGCTTTGGCTCAGATGCCGAATGGACGTCAACGGCCAAGCCGAGGTTGTGCTGCGATTTACCTGGCGTAGCAAGCATCGCCATACCCTTTTTGAGGTACCAAGTCTTGCCTTCAAAGGTTTTAGTGATCGCACCTGCAATGGCTTCAGTTTGATATCTTTGTAGAAATCCTGTTTTTTGAGAATCATATGAACGATATGTGTCACCGCTAGAAGTTGGTTTTAGCTCAACCCCCGCAGCTTTTGCCTTCTCAACCATTGCTGTCCATGCAGCGGCGGCAATCCAATGCATCTTTCCGCCGCCAGGAACTGCCTTCAAGAGGTCGGCGGGCAGTTTGCCTGGCTCGATACCCTTAAGGTCTTTTGGAAGAACTACGGGGACAATGTAATCCCAAGCAACTTTGGCCATTTTTATCTCCTATTATTAAGTGTTTTTATTTGCAATAAATAATATTATTATTGCATCATAATGTAATTATTTACTTCTTTTTTTTCTTTTTAGCAATCGCTGCCTGTATAAATGGGGGCAGTTTTTTCTGGGATGGTGTCATGCCAGACATTTTTGAACCAGATTTTTTTGCTGGAGCTTTCTTTGCTGATGTTTTTTTTTCCATTTTGCCGTACTTCATATTATTGTTCTTCTTTCTTTTTAGATTTACTTTTTGTAGTAGATTTCTTTTTTACATTTTTTTCTTTTTGTTGATCTTTATTATCTGTAGTTGTAACGTATTTTGACATAGTAATCCTTTAATTAACAATTCCATTTTTTAAGAGCCAATGCTTTGCGCGTAGGCCTGCCTTTTTTATCTTTCATTGGACCAGCCATACCACCCATTCTAGCGCAAAATGACTTGCGACGCTTTGCTGCTTTTGATCCTGGCTTAAGCTTGCTTGGTTTTGTCGTAACTGCCATCTTTAGTTTGGACCCAGGATTTGCCGCACGATATGATGCAACACCTTTTCGGTTCAGTCCGTCCCTTAGGATTTTTTCCTTCCTTGCGTTGCCATGCCGGTGATTTTGCCATAATTTTTTACTTTCTAACAAAAGATATTCTTAATTATAGTATTAATATTATATTATAGTACTGAGGTTTTTACAAATTTATCGCTATAGTTTTCTTCAGAAATACGACTAGCACATTTAAAACTTTTTATTGAATTAAGAAGAACCGCTTTTTCGCTGTACCATATACCTGGGATAGTGTACCTATACCCATCTATGATCTCACAAACTCCATGCATATATTTTGAATTACTTGGCCAGGTGATAAATGTACCAGCTTTTGGTTTAATCTTTATATCGTATTCAGGAAAAAACAATTCTCCGCCAATATAATTATCATTGATATAAAATACAGAAGAATATTCAATAAAATCATTGGGAAGCGAATGCTCTGATTCATCAAGGTATTGATCTTTATCAGTAATATATTCAAGACTAATAAATCCTCCATTTTCACGCTCGTTATCAGCATGTATTTCTTGAGAATCCCCTGGAGACCACTTTCTTACTGATTCACTTTCAGTTTTTTTATCAATTAATCTAGTCCCATATGTCCACTCTATTTTATCTTGAATAGAACGCAATATTTCTGTAAATAAATTAAAAACTTCTGAATTAGAATTACTAAAGTTAACTCTTTGATCATTATAAGTTTGCAATTTTCCCTTTGTATAAAAGGTGCTATTTACCCATGTGGTTTGGTTTTCGCAAAAAAGTAAAATTTTATTTAAATCTTTTTCAGAAAGAAAATTGTTGTGAACAATTATATTATTTGGTGACGCTGGTGTCATTATTTTTTCTTAGGTTTTTTAGAACTCTTCTTTGATTTTAAAGATTTCTTTAGTTCGATACCATACATTGAGTTATTAGTTCCCATTCTTGGACCACTAATATAAACATTTTTTTTAAAAACCATTATGCTTAATCCTTAGGTTTAGGTTTGGTCTTTGGGGTTGGTGTTTGTCCAATTTTTTTAGGAGCTGCGTTTCCTTTAGAGACCAACCTAAACTTAGCTAAAGACATTAGGTTATTTAGTTGACTTTTTAGGACGACCCTTTTTTGCTGTTGAGCTTGCAGCTCTTGCAGCGTCTTCTGGACGAGGCCCAACCTTCTTAGCCTTAGGAGAAGATGCTTCCTTAACAGCTTTAGCAACTTCCTTCTTTGCATCTGAAGCAATTTTCTCCGCTGCCTCAACTGCAATTTCTGCAACCGCTTGTGCTTGATCGGCAAGTTCGTCAATGATCTTAGCCTGAGCCTTAGCAATAGAGCTGTTTGGATCTAACTTTTGGGCATTGAATGCAATTGACTTTATTTTACTGGCTAATTTCTTAAACATGTTTAACCTCTGTTTATTTTTAATTTTGGATAATTAATAGTAATATTATATTATTTATAATAGTAACTTGCAAATATACGTTTTAGCTATTTCCCCTGTTGGGACTCTTTAATTAAAACATATCTATCTCCAGTCTCTTTTGAGACTATCGAAAACCCATAAGCTGCCGCACTTTCTATTGCTGCTTGGAGAGCTTCCTTATCCTCAAGGGAAACATCGCTTAAAGGAAGACTGATGCCGGCATAGACATCTATATTTTCAAAATTTCCAATGTTTATTTTTCTGTTTACACCGCAAACTAAAACTGGAGATGTTGAAATACTTATGCCTGGGTTGGCATTAATCATTGAATCCAATGGAGAATCTGTTGATTGTTCAAAGGCATTTTTGCTTATCTTAGGCATTTGTTTCTACTTTCATTCCTAGTGTTATTAGTGTATTTAAAGTTTGATCTTCGAGTGACATATCATCTGTATTGATAATAATATCTGCCATTTTTTTAACTTCATCTATTCCGTTTTCTGAGGCATGTTCTGATTGGATTTTTGTTGGAACAAGTCCATCTCTTTTAAGAAGTCTATTGTTTAGAGTTTCCTCAGACGCATCAAAACATACTATTAATCCATTTGGTTGTTTCTTTATTGCTGCCGCCTCATTTGGATATCTAACATCAGATATAATTACTGCCATTTTTGCGTCATCTATATTATCGCTCTCATTGCAGAATTGAGTATATAATTTATAACTTTTAATAATAGCCCAGTGTGCAAAACAATCTGCATAATTACTTCTACATACATCGCCAGCTTGCTGGAGAAATGTTCTAGGCTTTACGCCTTCAGGTTCTATTGATAGACTTTCAATTTCATAAACTATTTCTACAAATTTTTCATAATCCGGCATGTTCCCAATCGCTGAGCCGCCATATAGCTCATAGAGAACTGAATGTAAAGCAAATAGTTTTCTAGACTTTTCATTTATGCCCATTATATTTTTTTTGATAGAAGCCATTTCATACAATGGTAGAGCAAAAAATAAATGATCCCATCTATAACCAAATTTTACTGCTTCTAGGGAGCCCTTGGGTACAATGGCCTCAGCCACAGAAGTCTTGCCGCTACCCGCTTTACCAGCTAAACCTATTATGATAGGTTGATTATTTCTAAATTTTTCCATAGTTATAGATTATATCACATTTCTTTTTGTTTCTTTTCTAGTTGATCTAGAAAAGTATTTGCTAAGTAATCTGGCTCCCAAACTAAATTTCTTGGGACTTGTATAAGTCTAAATCTATATTCTGATTTTATTTCCTCAATTGTCATCAGCAGGGGGAAGAGAGCTGGACTTTTACATTTCCACACTCCATTTACTTGATTGGCGACTACAGCTGAATCAGTATAAATAATTGGATCAATAAAATCAGACAAAGCACATATCAAAAGAGCGGCTATTACAGCTTCATACTCAGCTTCATTATTGGTTCTAGCTCCAAGACCTCTCGCAAACTGTGCAACTTTTTTTCTATTTTTGTAAACTACCGTTGCGCAAGCTGCCTCTCCCCTTTTCTTTTGTCCTTGGCCCCTAGAAGCTCCATCGCAAAAAACTTCTACATTCATTAGTCTATTTTTACATCTACTAAGATATTTAGTTCTTGTGCTCTTTTTTTTATATTATCTTCTTGGCTTTTAGAATTAACCATATAAGTATTCGTAAGCAAGTATCTACTGTTTTTATATTCTACTTGAGTTGGAAAATCTAATCCATCTTTTTTTTCTGAATAAAACTCATCTACTTTATTTACATTTTTATAGTGTCCAATAAACATAAATTATCCTTTAGTATGTCTTAAAGTCTTCATCTAAGTAATAACCCTTAGATTCTCTACTTGATGCTATCTGCATCGATTGTACTTTGTCCATAAGTTTTCTAGCTGATTCAGAAGCTATTCTAGCAGAGCTTTCTAGGGACTCAGCTAAATTCACAATAGCTTCACATGTAACAAGCGCAGAGTACTCTGCCTCTGCAGCTTCCATTGCAGCTGCTTCTCGTTCTGCTTCATTTTTTCCAACTCTAGAAGATTTATAAACTTTTTTATATTTTCCTTCTATTAACTTATAGTTTGCTCTAGCCATGCCAGCAAATCTTGCTGATCTTCCATAAACATTTGAGGTTCTTGCGACAAGCGACGCCAGCTTATCTAGGCCAAGATCAATGACATCTTCTTCTGGTATCTCTATAAAGTAAGGATTATTTTTGCTGTTGTCTACATAGGAATTTATCACCTCTTGAATTTGGGGATTTAAAAAATCAGAAAGAAGATGTTGTAATTGTTCTATGCTTTGAAGGTTCATTAAATGTCCTTTTTTATATTTAAGTCTTTTATAATTTCTTGCATGTCGTGTTGTATAATAATGTCTCTTAACTTTAATTTAACTTTAGATAAATGTTCTCTTACGGTGTTTGGATGTTCGTTTATTTTTTCAGAAATTTCACTTGATTTTTTTCCATCTACGAACCTCCATTTTATCAGCTGTCTCTCTTGAACGGTAAGTTGATCGAAAGGTGGAATAGTTTTTTCTCCAAGAACCCACATCTCATTCAATTCATCAGTAGCAATAAACTGCTCCAGTGTATATTCAACCGGTTCTGGCCTAAATCCAGGTTGTGAATTTTCTTCTTCATCATCATATGAATCACTAGTTATCAGTGGAAATGTTTTTCTTCCTAATTGATCTATTAAAAAAGTATCTACATTCTTTTTTAAAAGATAAAAAAAATAACTATATAAAAAACCGCTAAATGGTATAGGACCCTTTGCAGAATCTTTTCTTTCATACCTTTTTATGCATTGAAAGAAGGTCACGCTGATAGTCTGTCGTATATCTTCTTCGTCTCCATATCTTTTAGTCATGTATTGTATGCCGGCTCATAACTTCTTGAACATGTTTATAATTTGGCTTATTTAATTTATTTTTCATTAGGGCAAACCTAACATAAGAATTTTTAACAAATAAACTTATGAACCTTCTAATGTCATAATCATCAAGATTATATCTGCCATGATAAAGCAATGCCACGTATTTGGTTAAAAAGTTATTAAATACTTTTAATAATTCTTCTTGTGCTTTTGGATCTTCTTTTTTTGCTCTTGCAATTAAATCTTGCATTTCTGATTCTTCAAGATTATAGTATTGTTCTTTATAGGCGGCCATTAATTATTTGCCTTCCCAATTTAAAACTACTGAACTGTATTCTGTTCTTATATCCTCATAATATATCACCATTGGAACCTCTAATTCTCCCATAAATTCAACAGCATCTTTTGAATACTTACTAATGATGCATATCAGTTTTTCAAATTCTTTTGGATAATACCTTTTAAATCTTTTTAATTTAACTTTACTTTTTGTATCCAAATATCCTTTTATTTCAACCCACTCTCCAGTTTTATTAATAAAAAAATCTGGGGTGTAACCCCTAGTTCCCCTTTTGATTGGGAATGAAAATACTGTTGGTTCAAATTCAAATTTGATACTGTATCCGTTAAGTATTCTTACGAAATTAGCTTCCCAATTAGATCTTACATTAAGCTGTATGTCGGTTCTAAATCCTGTCTTAGTATTCTTATAGGCGTTACCTTTACTGGCAACTTTTTTTTCAGTCTGCACCACCTCTAATAAATTTTCTAATTTTGTCTTAGAAAAGGTTGGAGATTTTTTTGAAGATCTTGCAGAAAAAAATGTCTTCGAGTTGACAATCTCAGTTTTCATGTAGTAACCTCTATCTTGCTCATAGCATAATATAACTCTTAAGAAACATTATACTTTATAAAAGATAAATATACAAAAATATGTTGCAGGAGTTGCAACGGAGGATGCAGAAAGATATAATGGAAACCATGACAACAAAAACAGAGCTGTTTAACAGCATCAAACAAGCAATAAACCACAATGTAATCGATAGCCTACAAGAGGCTGGTTACGACAACACAATGGCAACCAAGCTGGTTACTCAGTTTGAGGGCCTTGAAGCTAATGATCTGGTCTTTGAGTCAGACTCAAGCTTCTAATTAATAGAATATTAAAAATTCCCCCGCAGAAATGCGGGGGTTTTTTTATGCCCCTGCTGCTCTTTTGTTTCTAAACACGCCAGTGCCACATGCCCCACTTTTTGCGTGGTCACAATAACTGCATGCCCTAGAGTTTGCTGTGGCAGCAAATGAGTTGTCATTGATAATCTCGTTTATGGAATTTATGACATCCTGCTTAAGTCTTTCGAGATCATCTTTTGTATAGGTATGGCTCTTATGCTTGCCAGATCTTAAGTAATAAAGTTCAGCCGTTATTGTTTTATCCGGAAACAACTCTGAAGCTGCTATCGCATATATCCCCAGCTGAAGGTTGCTAGGTATACTCTTTTGAGAGACTTCCCATTTACCAGTTTTGTAATCAACAATTGTTACTTGATCCCCAACAACATCTATTCTATCTATAAAACCAATTATTAAATGATTTCCTAGCACATATTTAAATGCGTATTCTTTATCATATACATTAAATTGTGTATTTATATTTTCATCATAAAATTCATCAAGTATTTCTTTGCCTACAGAAATAAGTTGTTCTGATATTTTTTGATCTGGATCGTATGATTCTTTACTTTTTTGATATTCAGTTTCTATTTGAGAATAATCTAAAGAAGAATCATTAGATATAACATTTTCTAAAACTGTATGAACGATATTTCCGAAGCACGGCTGCTTCGCCAAATAGTCTTGGTTCTTTTAATATATAAGAATAAAAATATTTAGCCGCGCACTGCTTATAGGTATCTATTCTTGAATAGGAAAACTCAGTAAGAGATAGTCTTTGTAGTGGGTCTAAATCTTCTAATTTTTTAATTGCTATTGTCATTTAACTCTTCACGTGGATCGTATACAATATTTCCTTGGGCATCATATTCTATGCCGTCTTTATCTATTGTATGATTGTTAATCATATTTTTATATAGGTTTTCTCCAACAGCAACCCAACCCGAATTACCTATTTCCATAAAATCATTTTCTATATACGGCCAAGACATAATATTTTCCTAATCAACCGAAATCACTGTATTGTGTATTGAATCTATATTGAAATAGTAATTTAATAAACTATATATATCATGTAATTC